GTCTTCTTCTGCCCATTTGTTGTAAAGCAAAATTTTGTAATTCTTCATTATACTTACCTTTATAAAGTTTGTATAGGTTATCGGGTCCTTTTAAGAAACTATAAGCCTCAGCTAAAACACCATGTAGTAACATAGACTCTTGATATTTGGCTAAAAAGGTTTGATTAGTTGAAGTAAATTCAGGTGGATCTTTAATATAATTAATCTGTATTGTGTCAGCAGCTGCAGGTGTAGGTGCTACTAATATGTTAAAAGCATCATAATTAGCAAAATATTTTGGAGTTCCTTGTTTTCCTGTCCCATTAAATTCAGATATAAAACTTATATCTCTTTTTTCTAAAAAAGTCCTTGTGCCTCCAGAACCTATGTGTTGCACAGATCTTAATACTAATGAATCAGCTGGTATTGAAACTGCCCTATTTCCTGCTGTAAATGTTGATGTAGCATATTTTCTAGTGTCATCATAATCAACTTTACCTGCAACGTCTAACTCAACCGATCTAATAAAGTTTTGAATGATAGAATCCGTTAATACAGTGTTACCTACTTCTGTATAGTCTCTTACTTGTGTCAAAAAATTTGCATGTGTTATTGCCATTACGTTATACTCACTGTTACATTTCCAACTGAAGCTCTAATTTGTCTTCTTACATTTTGTAAAGATGGATCTTCTGGGATCATGCTGTTCATAATAGTTGTTACACCATCCCTAATTATTGCAAACTCTTGTGTTCTAAATGCAAATTGTCCAGGCAAACTTAAATCAGCTACACCAACTGATGCACCACCTGAGTCAGAAGTTGTGCCATCACCATCTCTTAAAAATAGTTGACTGGGTTGTTGAAATTTAATTACTCTAGGATCCTTAAGAGCTATAGCATCTGCAGTAGTTCGTCTTCTTCTAATCTGTGGGTGCTTAGGCTCAAACTCAGTGTAATGCACAAGTGAGCCATTCCATTCTTTTACCATCTCCTCGTAAGGAAACTCCATACCTGATCTGTCAGATATGGCTTTAGATCTTTTACCTGTAGCGTACGTTCCCATTATACTCCTGACGGATAAAATGATTGTGGACTAATAAATGTTGATGTTCTTTGACCATCTTCATCTAGTGCTCTTTTCATTTCATCCTCATATATTTGTTTGTTTTGTTGTACTAATTTTGGGTTTACTTTCATTGATAAATAATACCCTAAACCTGCTGCCATACATGGTAAGAATCTGTACGCAACATCCGCATCGTTACTGTAAGCTCCTGCATCTTCAATTCTTTTAATAACATAGTATTTTAACGCTGTATAAGTATTTAAATCTGGTGTTTGATACAAATTAATTATTGGTGTTTTTTGTCTATCAACATAATATTGTGATGGTGTGCCTGTAGATAATTTGTTAGGCAAAGCCGCATATGCTGATCTATCAATCTTTGTCAATGACACGTCTTGAGTAGATGAACTATCACTAGCAGCTAATGTAGATGATATAAAAGCCTCTAACACATCATTAACATCTGCATTTACTGTGTAAGCAGCCTGTCCTGATACTAGACTTTTTTCGTTTAACTCGACCTTCCATAAATGTATACCTCTATTACCCCATTCTGCAAATAATAAATTTAAACTTGTTCTAGCAGATCTTAAATCATATCCAGAGTTAGTTCTCAGACCACACCTTTGATAACCCTCTTGAATTATGTCATCTATGTTAAGATTAAACGCTGTTGTTCCTGATGTTGCCATTAAATAATATCCTTATAGTAATCAGCAAGACCACCTATTTTCATTTTTCTATATTCACCTTTTCCTTTGTCTCTAAAGGGTTCTTTTTTAGGTGGCTTAACTTTTTTAGGTTTACCCTCTTTATCTACTAAGGGAAATCTTTTTGCAGAATAGCTTTCATTTTTTATCATCTGTGCTTTTTGTAATCTTCCTAATGCAGATTGTGCACCAGCTGTCATACCACCTACATTCATTCCAGGTGGATATGGTTTCTGTTTACTCATTCCCCTTTCTCTTCTTTCAGCAGCGTCTGCTCTATCAAAATCTTTCATAGCTTTTTCTTTTGTAATTTTTTTACCTTTTTTATCTCTGTATACAACACCGTTCTCACCAGAACCTTTATTGAATCCCATATGTTTTTGACCTGTTTTCCTCTCTTCAACTCTTTTTTTATTAGTAAATCTTCTTTTTGTTAAAGCTTTTAAAACTCTTGCTTTACCAAACCTATCTATTAAATCCACAATCTTAATATCTTTTTTAGCCATTTTTAAATCCTTTCAGCATATCTCCATAATAATTTACTAAAGATTGATTATTAACTTTTTTTCCTGCTAACTCAGACTTCATATAAGAACCTATGTACGGTTCTTCTTTCATTTTTGTACCTGGAGCTTTTGATGTTGTCTCAGAAAATGCAGCTCTACCCATAGCAGCTTTCATTACTTTCTTTTCCACACCTTTTATAGTGCCTTTATTTTTGGAGGCATAGAATACAGCTTTACCTTCTTTTTCACCATATTGGTCTTTCATAGCCTTCATTATCTTCTTGCCTTTTTTATTTAGTGGCATCAATCCTCCTTTTTAGCGGCCGCTTTGAGAATAGTTTGTTTCTCCTTTTTGCGGTTGTACAACTTCTTAGATAATAGCACTCTTAGACGAAATGTTCTAGACCTTACGGCTTCTGCGAATGGATTCTTTGGCTTTTTTGGCAATGTTCACTACTCCTGATTTGCCCATTACTTTAGCTCTTTGCTCCATAACAGTCAAAATTTGTATTTTTCTAGCAAATGGTTTGTTTATTCTTTTAACCTTTGCAGCTGTAGCTCTTGCATCAGCAGGAGTTGCAAATTTTATTCTAACGGTATCTTTAGGATTCTCATCTGTATAAAGTCTTCTACCAGAACCTTTTGGTTTTTTGCCTGTGCCTTTTAGTGGGTCTTTCATATTAAATCTACAGCTTTACCTATTACAGGTGCATATTTAGTTTTACCCTCTTTTTTAAATGCATGCAAGAATTGTTTTCTTGGTTGTTCAGGAATATAGCTACAATGTATCCATCCGCTATTGGGTTCACCTGGATTATAGAACTCAAGGATGAGCTGATCATACGGTAAGTTCTTGTGAATCCAATCAGCTAATTCTGCATTGTCTGTGCCTATACATTCGAAATCGCAAGCCTCAGCTTTAGCATGTTGGCTGTTGACCGAACTTTTTATGGCTAGGCAAAGCTGCTCTGAACGGAACCCGCTGGTAACCTTTACTCTGCCAAAATGATCACGCACTGGCTGCAATATATTTTCACAAAGTGCTTTTAATTTTTCTATTTGTTCTGCACTTGGGTTATTGTTTATGCCCATTCTGATAGCAGTATCTGATTTAATTAGTTCTGAAAGGGTAAAATTACGTGTTAGATTCATCTTTGTTCTCCATTTTGTAAAACATTTTATCTGAGTCTTCTGTCACCATGTCATTATCCTCTGCATCCCAGTAAGTAGTTTGGACTTTATAGTCAGGCCAAGAGCTATCAGTAGTATAACTGTTAACGTGCCAAAGACAACGATTATTAGGCTGAGCTGCATAATTACCATTATTAAGAGCCAATATATGTGCACACTTGTGTTCTTGAGGTATTTCAGAGTGTTCAGTATCCAAGATGTTAGTGTCTGGATGTGCCCAATCGACTGTGAATAAATATTTACCATGATAAAATTTTTTATCTAATCCTAAATATTTTCCGTTTAAACCATCCAACCAATCAAAGCAATGAACACTAGGCCAATAACTAAAACAATTCCACAATTCAAGCTCGTGTGGCTGCATATCTGGCACTTCGGATCTAGAAAGATGTTTTTGGAAAAACGCTGATATAGGCAACCTCCAATAGCACGCACCGTTGGGTAACATGATATTAAATAGGATAGCCCTACCTGAAATAGAGCTAAGACCAAAGATAACACAGTCACTACTTTGTCCTTTATAATTTTTGTCCATATCATAAAGATATTCCTTTCTTATCTTACAATAAATAGGTGGTATGTTTGCATTTAAGTATGCCATCAATCAATAATAAGTTTTTTTATCGATTTAGAGCCATCAATATTTTGTTCTAACTCAGCGTCACCTTTCCAACATTTATACATAATGGTTTCACTATATTGTCTTTCAGCTTGACGCTTTCCACGTAAACATTGTGCCATACCATCAACCTGTAAACGGGCTTCTTTAATTTCTGCGTTTACAAACATCAGGAGGGCTACCACACTTTCAATCATTATAGTTTCCATTCTTGTAGCCAATCTCACGATTAGCATCTTTTAATTTTTCAATATCAGCCAAAACTTTATCCATCTGTGTTCTTAAAAATTGAATGTTTACTTTGTTCAACGCCATATCTTCAACGTGTTTATTGATCTTATCCGTGGTCTTATAAAGATCCTCAATCATCATAAATTGCTCAGAATCTGCGGGTAAAGAACCTAATTGTCCACGTGGCCATTTAATCCTAAACTCTGTATTTTCTTCAAGATCTTTCTCCATTATCTGTATACGGGTGTCTGCAACATTAAGACGTTCTATAATTTGAAAATAGCCCATTGTGCCAAGTGCTACGATGACGATTAAAGAGGCAACCGTCTTCATGGGCATTTGAACAGCTGCCTCTTCAGATATGTTTAGTGGTTTTTTACTCATTACTTAATATAACCAGGTTCTAGAAAAATAGCCAGAAGACATAATAAAATTATCAGCACCGCTGTAAATCTGTAATCCATTCTGACTATCCTCCAAATACATTTAACCCCAAGTATGCCACCATTGTTTTACCTTTTTAAATGGCCAAACAATAATTTTTTTAATTTTTTCTATAATTTTCATATTCTTCTCCTTTATTATTTCATGCACACAATTTAAACATCCACAGTTTGGTACTGTCAAGCATTGGTTAGTATTAAAATATGGACCAACACCTTTACAATGACAAGCGTGACCACAATTTATACATGTTAACATTTCCATCTTCTTCTAGCCTGTCTTAATCTTGAGTTTGGATCTTTAGCAGCTTTTGGAAACTTTTTCATTTGTCCAGCTGATCTTGCGCAAAATGATTTACGTCTTTTTGCAGCTGCAGAGCCTGGTTTAACTTTACCTGTTACAGCCGTTTTTAATTTTGAACCTGGATTAGCACGTCTATAGGCAGCTACTCCTGCACGTGTCATGCCAGCACCCTTTTCAGTGGGTCTAAAATTTTTTTTATTACGAGCTGGCATAACATCACCACCTCTTTTTAATGCCTCTAATTTTTTAAAATTAGACATTGTCTAAAATTATTTATTAGATGTAGTTAAGTTCGGTCCAGAAAATTTATCCGTTAACAAAGTATATGCTGTAACATGTGTTTTTGTTTTACAGAATATTCCTTCTGGAAATAAAATTCCATCCTCTGGAAAATTAAAATTAATTACATCTCCTGATGGAACATCAGCTTGAAATAAAGTTGTTCCTGTATTAGAGGTTGTAGTCAATTCTAGAACTCCTGCACCTCCACCACTTGAAGCAATTATTATTCCTCTCAACCTAATTGGTTGAGCAATAATAGCTGAAGCACCCGCAGCAGCGTCTGATCTTGTTGCTTGTATGTCAGTTTTAAAACTCATAAATCTCCTTTAATGTGGCTCCCGAAGGAGCCACTATTTAATTATTAACTCCAAGGTGTAACAAATGTACCATTACCAACTAATAAAGCAGTAATCTGCCATATTAATCCGTCAACTGCTTGACACTCAACTACAGTACCCTCAAGACCACCTCTAGTAGTGGCATCTAAGGTTAGAGTATCAGTGCCTCCTGCATTGAATGCAGTTACAGCTCCTGGATCTGTTGCAGTGTTGTTGTAGTATGCGCAACCTCTAAATACATCGGCTGTCGATCTACCTGCTGCAGTTCCAGCGTTCAAAACAAATGTGTTTGAACTTGTTAAACTTGTGGTAATCACAAACTTATAATTTATTCCAACTCTATTTGTAGAATTTGGATCATCTGCACCTGCAATT